GGACTTTTCATTACTTTCTCAACAGCTTTCACACGTGATCCACGACCACGAAACCGAAGGTTCTGTCCTTCGAACAGGCTTTTTAAGTGAACTGGTACATCTTTAGCTATAAGTCGTTGCGTCGCGTACTTTCGCATTGTGCATTGCTCTCCGTCGTTGTGTTTGTATTCTATTTAAGTTACTGCGTATCCTTCGTGATCGCTCTGAACTGTGAGCATTACGAAAAGATTCTTGGTCAAACCTCCATTCAGGCTCTGGTATGAACCTCATTTTGTACCTCCCGGGTTGAAACCACTTAGTTCAGGATCCTCTTGAGCATCGTCAATGAATCCAGCCTGCCATCCGACATGGTACGAGTCATAAGCGATATCGATTAGATCTTCGATCATGTCCTCTCGCTGATCAGGATTATCGCCATGCTGCTCAATTACAGACTCAACATTAGCCATGATACGGTTACGAACTCGCCTTGGTATATCTCCATGCACTCTATGTTCATATATCTCGGTCATATTTTAAAACTCCTTTTCTACATATAGGGATATTTAAAGTTTATAATAATTTAAGTGGCGGAGCGAACGGGACTCGAACCCGCAACCACTGGCGTGACAGGCCAGGATTCTAACCAATTGAACTATCGCTCCTCGTCTATTCCCCATTCGGCTTCAAACTCATCCAACAATGGAAAGACAGATCTTGGTTCCATACCACCCGTATAAGGATCTGGTTCTAACTCATCTTGTTCACACCACCAACACATTCCATTACCATACAGTTCGAGAACAGTTAGTGTTTCATCACAGATCTTGCACTTACCAGTTTCTATCTTCTGTTGACATGACCAACAAAGACCATTTTCTTCCTGACTATAGTACAGTTTCTCACCGCAAATCTCACACTTCATCTCATCGGCCTCGTTTTAATGAAAAAAAAACACCAACATCTTTCACGAGCCATAGCTGGTCGGGCCGTTCTTGAGATGCTGGTGCTAAATACTACTCAATAAACTTAAGCTACTTGGCCATATAACTCCTCATCGTTATAGTCCAGTTGAGCTACTGCCTCAACCGGCCAGATCTTTAAATAACCTGGCATTTGCTCGTAACGACATTCAGTATCAGTTCCATCGGTAGTATCGCCAAATATAGCTTTTAATCGACTGTTATGCAGTGACACAATAGCGAATCGACGCTCCTCAGTATGTTGCTTTGATGCTTTTTTAACTCGCGTAAAGACCTTGTTAGACCCTTCAGGATCTGCCTCAATCTCGATCGAATCAGCATGGTATGTTACTTTAAACTTTGAACCTGGTGTAAAACCCTCAAGCCCGTATCTTTGCTGCTCTAACCACAAGCGCCTTTTGCCTTTTTGCGTATGGATTTTCATCGGTTTTAGTTCAATTCCTGACATGTTTTAGCTCCATCGTTCAATTTGTGAATCGTCGTATATACTGCTATTCAATACCCACTCAGCCTCTTCGAACTGCTCAAAGTCCTTATAATCGGACTGTAACTCGTTGCTCAGCTCATCCCACTCAGACTCAATGACCATCGAGCGACTAAAACCACTCCAGTCATTTGTGTCGAGACACTCTTGGTACATATCCTGAACAGCGTCGATCTTTGCTTGATCCATAAAAAGCCTCGGTTAAGTTAATAAAAATGTATATCCATTAAGGGATATTGAAAGTTTATAGTTTTTTAAGCGCCATTTATCAATCTGATAATCATGAATAACAATGGTACTGGGATATGATGAAATGATAAGATTATCAACACTTTATCTTATCTGAGCATCTGTTTTATTCAAAGAAACTTCGCACATACGCGAATTTCCTGAGAATCTTAAGATTATCTCCCTCACTCAGAGTTTCTTAAGAGTTTCTGGTTAGTTTAAACTAAGAACTATATTAGAATATAGTGATATACTCACCCCCCTGATCATCTATAGCATCTTAGAATATAATGAAATGCTAATATACTTCTCTGCTTCGGCATGGCTGGGTAGGGGTAAAGAGCTATATTAGAATATAATGATATAATTGGCGAAAACAGCATTAACCGGTCTCCAATAGATAAAAAAAACCCCGCCGAAGCGGGGCTAAACGATCTTTCAGTTAATCTAGCAATTAAGCTCCAGTAGATCGAGGCATGATTTTGATATAACCTTCTGACATTTCATACTCAATCGGAGTATCTACGCCATTTTCAGTATCACCGAAGAGAGTCTTAAGTCTCGAGTTGTGGATTCCGACGATCGCGAACTTACGCTCAGTTGGAATTCGTTTCGATGCAGCTTTAACTCTCGTGAAGACGGTGTTAGTACCATTCTCATCAGCTACTAGCTCTACCGAATCTTCGTTATACACTACGTTGAATCTTGAGCCTGGTTTGAAACCTGGTAACCCGTACTTCTGCTCCTCGAGCCACAGCCGCCTCTTGCCCTTCTGCGTGTGAAGCTTCATACTTGTCTCATTAGTCATAATGATATTCCCTTTTATTGAGTAGTTGAGTGATGATAATTATATTGAACTTCTATATAGGGAAATTTAAAGTTTATTCTTTTTTAAGCGCGAAATCTTTTAAGAGAAGATTAGAGTATCTCTATAAATCAACTTAAGAATATTAGAACTTAGCTCTATACTTGTGGGGAATCTGTTCTGGTACGAACGGATACACGACCTACTTTTTTGAAACTAATTTTTTTCTAAAATTTTTTAGTTATTACGATTACTGTGTTAGAATATCCGGCACCTGGGGAGGAGATTATCTAACGAGGAGAAGAATATGGCAGGATTCGGGGGTTTAGCAGGAGAGATGGGGCAAGCAGCGCCAGGAGCACCGATGGATCTTGGTGGTCCAGAGATGACGCCTAATGTTGCACCAGGCGGTGAACATAGACAAGAATCTATTTATCTGATTCTACAAACCGTCTCCGCCAACGGGCTCCAACCGCGGGTAATAGAAGCTTTGGTTATGGATCATGGGCAGGAAATTGTTGAAGAAGTTATCACCAAGCTACAGTCTGGTGACCCAGAGGTTGAGAGGATCATGATGGCGATTGAGGGTGGAAGCCCAAATGAGATGCCAACAACGCCGGCTGGTGGGGCTATGGAATATCCAATGAATCCAGGAATGTACTAATGCCCTGGAAAGAAGGACAATCCGGGAATCCTAAAGGGAGACCCAGGAAAAGTCAGAGAACAATGGCTCAGTTGAGGAGTCAGATTAGCGACCACTTGCCAGACGTTATTGAGGTTCTGGCTAATGCAGCTAAGGAAGGAGATGTACAGGCAGCACGGATACTGGTTGAGCGATGTGTACCTTCGATGAGGGCACTAGACCAGAATATTAATGTAAATGAATCAGTGCGTGGCATCTCTGACGAAGAGCTGTTAGGCTTAATAAATGAGTTTGAACTCGGAACGGAGGTTAACTAATGGGTGCTAATGTAAAAATTCTAAATGATGTTTTCAATGGTGGTAAGAGTGTTGCTTCGGTAACGATAACAGTTGCTGGTACTGGTTATACATCGGCACCCACAGTAGTTTTTACAGCCCCGGTAGATGGAACAACCGCAACGGGGACTGCTGTACTAGATGGTGCAACAGTTGACTCTGTAACTATTACTAGTGCTGGAGAAGGTTATGTTACCGCACCGACTATTTCATTTTCGGGCGGCGGGGGTTCATCTGCTGCGGCTACGGCTGTCTTGACAACCAACGCGGATCAGAGCGGTTATACACATGCTCTGGTAAGTTTTTATAATGGCGGTGTAGGTATGACCGTGGATGCTAGTACCTTACGTGGCATGTATGATGGAACAAATGGGTTTAAGAAGTTTACGATCACTAGTATGGAATGGTCGGTTGATTCTCCAGTTAATATATCTTTCACTGGGACTGGCACGACAGATGCTACTAACGTTAATTATACAGGCTCTTTCAATCATTCAATACCAAACGGGGCAACGCAACCAGGCGATGCAACTAATGCTGATATTGTGGTAACACCAGTTTCGGGCATCGATGGTTATGTTTATCTTAACCTACTGAAAACGGATTACGTGTAATGACTTCAACTATTTCATCTGGGACGCTAACTGTAACTGTAACGGAAGCTATATCTCTGAATGGCTCCAGGATGGATGCCTCAAACGTTTTAACTGTTGGGTCAATCAACGAGATTAGTCAACGCATCGTGACTGTAGACGTCGGCGCTCTTAGAACATTATTTGAATTCGGTACAGTAATTGCACCGGGTAAGTTTATAGTAGCTAACGTTAAGTATATCAGAATAACGAACAAAGATGATACTGCGGTTGCTGGTATTAACTTAGCATCGGCTGCATCTAATTGTTGGGTTGCTGTAAATCCTGGACAGACGCTTATGATGTCAGCTCAAGTCGGTTTAGAAGGAGTAGCATCAGGTACAGTAAGTGCACCAGCGCTAGCAGATCTATTAAAGATTACGGGTTACAATCAATTACTACCGTTTGATCTAGATTGTTATATTGCATTAACATAAGGAGTTTGATATGGCAATAAGACGATTCGATCCTGGAAGCATAAAGGCGTCATACATGGGCGGTGGTGCAGGACCAGTATACCGCGACACGAGTCCACCATTTAGACTAGAAGATGACTATTCAGGTGCTCGTGGCTACGAGGACAAGATGAGAATCCGTGCACATGAACGCCGTGCAGACCCTCTCACTGGCGAACCTAGACCAGGTAGTTATCCAATAGATTTTAGTTCCGCTTCAGGGTGGGAAGAGGGACTAGCTGGTATAGACCCTACCAAGATGGATGATATCGATTATATGCGTAGAAAGACGGACGAGTATGATAGGCTTGCATATGAACGTGACGCCTTCGAATCTGCGTATAGAACACCATCAACAGAGAAGCGTATGGATGCGTATACTGGTGAAATGGTAGAGATGCCAATTGGCATGCGAAGTGGCGATGGTAGAATGTGGAGTCGAGGTGAACTTTGGGAGCCAACAACAGAAGAAGAGTATTGGGCAATGATGCCAGAGCGTGGGTATTATTAATGGCTAGATTGACGACAGCAAAAAGAAAAGCAATCCCATCCAAAGACTTTGCAGGTCCTGATAGAAGTTATCCTATTAACGATGCAAGCCATGCGAGAAATGCTTTGTCTAGAGTTTCTCAACATGGATCACCAGCGCTGAAGGCGCGGGTCAAGTCTGCTGTGAAGCGGGAATATCCTGGAATTAAACAAGCGAGGAAAGCATAATGCCTAAAGTAGGAAACAAACATTTCGCGTATACAAAGAAAGGTGCTGCACAAGCTAAGCAACACGCAGCAAAAACGGGGCAGACAAGAACGTACCCAGCCTAAATGGCCGTTATCAAGAACATCAGCAAGCTGGTTGTTCCTGCTTATAATAAAGGTGCAAAGGATGTTATCGATTATATTAATAATCAAGCTTGGGCTCCGACAAGCGCAGACGTTGGACTTGTTGAAAACCCGGGGTCTTTTGGGTCTTATATGGGTACGTCTCAAGTGCTTGGGGAACCCTACCTACAGGTAACAATCCTAGCTACGACACTCGTTATACCCGTGACAACTGCTGTAGGTACTACTCCATTAAAGTTTTTTCCCGCTTCTGGGTACGTGCAAATTGGTTCAGAGGTTTTCTATTATTCCTCTATCAATAAGGCAGCGACCAGTGCTAGTGGTTTTGATGAGTTTGTAGTTTCTTCCACTGCTGACCGTGGTGTGAAGGGCACAACCGCTGCGGGGCATACTGCTGGTGCAACCGCTTTGTTCACTTTAATTTTAATTGGTGCGACAACTAAAATAGAATATAACAAAGATCAAGGTGTTTTTAACGTTTGGACAAGAACGACTGAGATTTGGGATCCAACTGGATTCTATGGAGACAATGGTTTCACAACGGATTATATAACCTACCTAGTACCTTGCCCTGAAGACGTTGTGACTTTCTTCGAAACGGCGGGCGGTGCTGCTTGAGTCTTTCAATTGCTCTAGCTAACGGGTTACCTAAGGAAGAAATCCGTGCGCTATTACTATCAGAGATGCAACGACGCATGGAAGCGCGGAAGACACGCTGGACAGCACTCGAAGGTCCACAGAAGAAGTTTGTTGATAGTGAGCATCCTCATATACTGTTTGGCGGAGCGCGGGGAGGTTCTAAAAGCGTTGGAATGCTTTTAGCGTTTCGCAAGCATGCAGAGAAATACGGAAGAGAGGCGCAAGGCCTTCTGTTCCGCAGGTCGTTTCCAGAAACGGGCGAGCTTATCAAGTTAGGCCAGTACGTCTTCGTACAGGAAGGCTGGGAATGGAAGGTTGGTGAGAGAAAATGGGTCTCGCCCAGCGGGGCTGTGCTACAGCTTAAACATCTTGATGAAGACGCTGATGCTATGAAGCTGCAGGGTTTTTCTGTAACTTTCCTAGGCTTTGACGAACTTGATGCGTTCTGCTGCCGGCGTGCCGGTTCTATTCAGAGCTTCTGCTAACCCAGGCGGGCCCGGGCATAACTGGGTAAAAGAAAGATACATCGATAACGAGGGCGGGGAATCGATTTTTATCCCCTCGAAGATACAAGATAACACCCCTCTGATGGAGAACGACCCGGGTTACGTTGACCGGATCAAAAAGAGTGGACCAGAATGGCTCGTAAAGGCATGGTTAGATGGCGATTGGAACATAGCGCCAGGCGCTTTCTTCGAGGGCGTATGGGATCCAAAGATACATATCGTAGAACCTTTTGAGATTCCTCTGGAATGGAAGAGGTGGAAATCTTATGACCATGGATACAAATCTCCAGCTGGATGCGTCTGGTTTACTCAGGACTATGATGGTATAATCTATATCTATAGAGAGCGCTATTGGAGCTCTAAACCTAACAAAGGAAGTGAATCACCAATAGAAGAAATAGCAAGGGATATATTAGATGCAGAAAAAAATGAAAAAGAAGCTAAGATCAAGTTTAAAAGCAATGTGGCCGATTCTGCGATCTTCATGCGTGATGGTCGCCATAAAAGTGTTGCAGACGTATTTGCTGATTATGGTGTTGTTTGGGAGTCTAGCGCGAAAGGTCCGGGATCTAGGATCCAGGGTTTACAGGAAATTGTTGATCGTTTGGCTAACGAAAACCTAAAGGTTTTTAACACATGTAAACATTGGTTGCGAACGGTGCCTTCATTACCTGCTGACCCAAAGAGGGTCGAGGATATAGATACTAGCGCAGAGGATCATTTATTTGATGCTACTAGGTATGGTTTAATGCTACGAAGGGCAAGAACTGTAAAGCCCGCAGCAAAGAAAAAAGCTCCAGAAAGATTTACTTTAGAATGGTTGGATCAATTAGATACTTTATATAACAGGAATGAATCATGGCCGATCTAGATATTTTAGTTGACGATATGGGGCTTCAATCTCAGGTGTCTGCTGACTCCGATGGGATGTTGAAGAATTGCCAGAAGAACGTAGAGTTGTCGTATAAGAAATGGAAGAAGTATTATAAAGAGATAGAGCACGCCCGTGTTTATGCGTTAGGTAAACTCAATGCACGATCACAGTTGATGGATGCGACTCAAGCTGCATTCGAAGGCGGAAGGGCAATAAAGGGTAATATCATTCATGCGACCCTACAGGGTTTATTGCCATATATCTATGCTAAGAATCCAGAGATCAAAATCAAACCCAATAAGTATGTGGATGCTGGTAGTTCTGAATATAGAGTTTCTAATGCCTTCGCTGAGACACTGCAAATAATCTTAAACGAAGAATTAGAAAGAGCCGATCTTAAAAAGGTTGCCAAACAAGTTCTAAGATCTTGCATGACAAGTAAGATCGGTATCGTTAAAGTAACTTACCAAAGAGATTACTATACAGATCCTCTTGTGAGTAGAGAGTTCAATGACGCACAAGATAGTTTAGCTAGAATTCAATCTGACGTAAAGGCTCTGATGGAGGGTGGAACTTATTCTGGAGATAGAGATGAGTTAATAGAAGAAGTAAAAAACACAATGGCTGGTCTACAGGCACAAGTAGAGGTTATGCAGCGCGAAGGGTTGAACCTTGGTTTTGTACGACCTGAAGATTTTAGAATGGATACTTCATTAGATACCCTGCAAGAGTATCACTCAGCTAAGTGGATTGCTAATGTAACTTGGATGACGCCAGAGGATGTGTGTGATAGGTTTCAAATCTCAAAAGAGAAAGTGAAAGAGTTTACAATCTATAAACGAACTGATGCAGGCATTCTCAATCGCTTAACTCGCGATGAGGGCATGCAGATACAAAGCACGGAAGACGTTAACTTAGCTGTTGGTGTTTGGGAGTACTGGGACAGAGTAACACAAAGCGTTTATACTTGGGCAGACGGTGGCAAGACATGGTTGAGAGAGCCGTATCACCCAACTAGGATGGGCGATAAATTCTTTCCATATTTCTTGCTTGGTTTAAACTGGATCGACGGTCAAGAGTGGCCAGTTTCTGAGACAGATGTTAACTATGAAGATATTGAAGTTTTTAGTAACGCTCAGATCGGTGAAATCGCACTGATTAACGCTTCTGGACAAGATGTGAAGACTGTGTTTCAACCAGCTACTGCACCACCAATGAATCCAATTATGTATGATACTTCTCCATTGAGAACGGATATGGAGTGGATAAGCGGGCTTGGTGATGCTCAGCGTGGCGGGGTAATGCGGGCGAAGACAGCAACGGAAGCTAATATCCAGCAAGAAGGTTTAGCAACTAGAATCCAAGAGAAGATAGATGCTACTGAAGACTGGTTGAAAGAATTAGCTTGGTTCTCAGCAGAGATTTTACTTCAAGAGGTAACTCCTGATAGAGCCATAGCGGTTGCTGGTCCTAATGCGTTTTGGCCTATATTGAATAAACAACAATTGTATGATGCTGTATATGTAGACATCGCTGCTGGTAGTACTGGTTTACCAGATACTAACGAGGAGAGGATGCGGTGGATAGAACTGATGCCTATCATAATGCAAAACATTGAGATGATACAAAACCTTAGAGCCGCGGGTATTCCTGACCAATTCAATCCATATGTACAGTTGTTAGAAGAAACATTTAAGCGCTTCGACGAGCGTATTGACTTAAGTAGATTCTTGCCGCCTCTACCAGAGGAGATGCAGAAGGCGGTTAATGATCAAATGATGATGCAGCAAATGATGGGTAAAGGACAAGCACCAGCAACCAATGCAGTACCACCACCTCAAGGAATGAACGAGGCAACGAACGCGCCGCAGAACAGGGTTAATCAACGAACGCGTAACGAGTATAGATAGGGAGAATTTAAATGGCAGAGCCAACAGCTGAAATGTCACCATCGGAATTACATGATGATACACTTAATGTTCTTGAAAAAGAACTTGAATCTATGGACGAATCTACATTAGAAGAGGAGACATTAGATGTCAAAGCAGAATCAGAACCCGAGCCCGAACCAGTTGAAGAACAAAAGGCCGACACTGACACTCCCACCTACCAAGAAGCTGAGGCAGCACAAGAAGACGAGGGGAGTAGAGTTGCTGACCCAGAAGAACCAGCAGAAACAGTTTCAGCAAGCGAGGGAGATAAAGAGAAACTCGATCTAAGTGATGAAGATTCAGAAGTATATGGAAATCTTAAACCAAAAGCTCAGGAAAGATTTGAGCATTGGATAAATAGATCAAAAGAATTAGAGACAGAGAATACAACACTGAAAGATGCTGGAGCTTTACAAGATTATATTGTAGAATCTAACACAAACGCCGA